GAACAACGCGTAAATTCTGACGTACTGACCGTTTCTACCGTTAACTCTCAGGATCAGGTGACTCAAAAGCCCCTGCGTGACTCGGTTAAACAGGCACTGAAGAACTATTTTGCTCAACTGAACGGTCAGGATGTTAATGATCTGTATGAGCTGGTACTGGCTGAAGTAGAACAGCCCCTGTTGGACATGGTGATGCAATACACCCGCGGTAACCAGACCCGTGCTGCCCTGATGATGGGCATCAACCGTGGTACTCTGCGTAAAAAATTGAAAAAATACGGCATGAACTGATACTAATCAGTTAACTTGTTGATTGAAAAGGCGCTCTTCGGCATGGGGAAGCGCCTTTTTTACTAAAATGACTACACCACTGACTACACGGAAGGATGAACTACAATAAACGATAGCGAGCGTTATCGACGTGGTGCGCTAGGCTTTTTCCATTCAAAAGCGCCAGCATTCATCCGCTGGCGGTGCCGTTCTTTCGCAGACAGACAAGCCGCAACGCTGGTACGGATCGCCAGTTTGTCCTGACCGTTAAGCTCATGCCCCTGTAACTTCGCTGCACTGATAATGGCAGACTCCAACGTTTCTCGTTTTAACATGCCGCACCTCAGTTAAGAGTTGTTAAGGTTATTTAGCGCGTTTTCCGGTTGGGATAAACGCCCCGTAATGTTCGTCCAAACGGTCCTGACGGAGACGCTATTTCAGCGGTTAGTTCTGCTTTCAGCTGCTTGCGCAGTTCTCTGTTCCTTGAATCGATCGCCATCATGGTTGCATCATCAGGCTTGCCGCTGAAAGTATTGTTCACATTTAACGTTACAGACCTTCCGGCACTTTCCCTTTGTTTACCGATAGCTTCCAGTGTCGCATCCAGCTTTGCAGACGTTCTGGCAGTAGTTACCCGCTCGCCCTGCTTAAGCAACCAGGTGCCTGTTTCGGGGATTTTATCGATACCATCATGAGCCATGCCCGCGAGTGAATAAGCACCAATAGCAGAGACCAACGGCTCAGTAAATGCGGCGGCTGTGCCAGCGGCAAAGGGGGCCATCGCAGGGCCATAAACAGGGATAGCAGCAGTAGAAGCATATGCGGCTAATTGCGCCTGAAGCGCAGTAGCCTGAGCGTTGGCGAATACGGCCGTTCCGGCTTGCGCCTGAGTTGTTTTTCCTACAAGGAGCTGAACCGCCTGATAAACCAGCCATTGCGCCCCCAGTTGAGTCAGTGTCTGAATGACCGTCTGGCCAAACCCTTCCACCATGTTTTTAAGCGCATCGCCAGCCGACTCGGATTGCGTGATAATCCCCGATAGTGCCTGTTGAATACTGGAAGTCGCACCATTGAGTACTGAGCTGGTAGAATCTGCGGCGATTTGGTTATAGTTGGTAGCCATATCAGCATAATTCTGCCAGGAGGACTCAACACCGGCCAGCCAGTTTCCCCGCATTTCATCCTGAGCGGCATAGTATCCCTCTAGCGCTTCCAGCTCCTTCTTATAACCTTCATCCTCCAGGCTTCCGCCCTGATTTTGCCAGCCCTGGCTTAATTGCGCCCGTTCAAGGTTACGCTGGCTCTCTCTGTCACCCAGACCGGCGCTCTTTGTCAGCGCTGCTGTCTTCTCACGCATCTGAGTGGCATATTTGAGCGAATTGTCCTGAAGCTTATTCAGGCGCTCCTGAGCGGCGATCTGATCCCCGAGTTTTGCATTAACCTCAGCCTGCGCCAGAACCTTATCCTTGCTGGCGAGTAACGATTGTTCATCTTTGCTCAGCACACGGGTTTTCGATGCTTCCTCAAGTACTGAGAAATCTGCCTCAAGTTTCCAGAGTTTTTTCCGCTCCTCACTGATGGTATCGTTAAGGCCCTTGTGCTTTTGCAGTACGTTAAGCTGCGCCATAAGCTGGAGCGTCTGAGCGCTGACAGTATCATCAGCCCGTGTACCTGCCGGCGTTCTGTATGCCGGTTTTTTATCTCTGTCTTTTTTGGCCTGCTCCAGCTCTTTTTCACGAGCGGCTATCAAAGCGCTGGCATTATCAATGGCCTTTTTATCGCCGGAAAACTGTATTTCTTTAGCCCGCTTTCTGGCCTCTGTCAGCCTGGCCTCTGCGCCAGCCACTTTATCCGCTGCAAGATATTCCTTATTGATCCAGTCAACCGACTCTTTAACCTTCAGATTACCCTTGATCCGAAGGTCATTGATTGTCGTCTGCAGGTCTTTGGCGTGCTCCAGAACGCCAAGAATTGGATCAATTGCACCGCCCAGCGCAACATTCTGTTTACCCTTATCTGCTGCGGTATAATAGTTTTTGACCTCCTGTGCCGCTTTGCTCCAGGCATCAGGGAGACCAAGCACTTTCAGCTTATGTTGCTCGATAAGGGAATTAAGGCTGGTGAAATCTGTCGCATTCTTGTATTCATCGACCCTCGCTTTAGCATCCTGGTAGCTGTAGCCCACAGAAATCATCTTCTGCAAAGCCTCATCGGCACCATCTTTGCTCGTGATAAACATTTCCGAGATGGCTTTAACGGAGCTACCGGACTCTTCAGCAATAGAGCGAATATTCAGCGCCAGTTTCTGGGCATAGTCCCCGGTCATTCCCAGACCGTCATGCACGGCAACGTTAGCGGCTTCAATCTCTTTCCGCGCTTTATAGACTTCTGCGGCGGTTGTACCAAAGGTGAGGGCTACGGCACCAAGAGCAACATAGACCGGATTCAGCATCGAAAGAAACACCTTCAAGGTACCGCTGATCCCGCCAAACGAATCTTTAACCTGACCACCCTGCTGCAACAAAATAAGCCACGGGTTCTGACCACCAGCCAACTGTGTTGCCACGTCAGTCAACTGTGCCGGTAACATCCTCATTGCGGCGTTATACTGCCCCACGGAAATACCGGCACGTCTGGCAATCGCCTCCTGACTTGAAAAGGACTTCACCACACTGGCAGCAGTCGCATCAGCTGTTTTGGAGATCATCCCCAACTGCCGGTTAAGGTGCGTCACTTCCTCTTCAAATTTCGAACTATCTCCATCAATTTTAACAACCAAATCACCGACAGCCTGAGCCATACTTCCCCCTAATGATGGTGAACACTTTTCGTACAATTCGTCATCTTTGACTTTTTGATATGATATAAATCAGATGGTTATGCGGATGATGATGATGACTATGAAATGCAAAAACTAGCCGTTTTCCGCGCGCACGCCGCCCCGTGGCAGGCAACCCCACCCGGAGGACCCAGGCAAATGATAATGACTATCAATTGCATTCGATGACATCGACACCGGACAGACCGCCCAAAAAGCAAGAGGCGGCCCGCGCCGCCCCTGCCTGCCGTCATGCACCACCATTCGACTTGACCAGGCCTCGATAGTCCAACGCAGCCACGCCTGCATCAATGCGCACCTTCCATGCGATACCATCAACGGTGAAGCCCTCCTGCTGCTCAAGGTATGGCGTATCCATCCCGTCGAGATAAGCCACCTCGATCGTATCGGTACCCTGTGCTGCTGCAACATACCACTGAGCATTGTTGGCTTTGTCCAGACGTGGCTCAACGATCACCTGTGCCATATCCTTCACCACGTTGATAATGCCGGGGTTCTGGTTCATCGTGCCGTCCGGGTCTACCGGGAACAGCGAGGATGAGGACAGCACGGCGCGATTGGCCGCACCTTCCAGCGCTGCTGGCACGAGAATATAGGCAGGGATAACATTGATAGGATCGCCGTTCGCATCCTCCTGAAGACGCATAGACTTACGTGCTTCATTTAGCCCGTCAGTGTCCATCCCTTTAGTGATGAGGTTCTTATGGTCTGCGTGGAACAAGGCCTTACCATCGGTGAAGCTGGCATTAGCCGTCAGTTGCAGATAGACCAGATTACCGACTGTGCGTGCAGCTGCGCGGCCCATCGCCTGTGGAATGGTTGTCAGCTGGCTCAGGTCGTCATTGATGATGGCCTGACGGGTTACGGAGAAGATATTGCCGTAGGTGGCAAGCGCGATCGGGACGCCGCTATCACTGGTGGTCACATACTTATATTCGGCCCCTTCCGGCACTTTATCCAGCTCAGAGAAACCATTCAGGCCAACACGTTTAGCTTCATGGAAGTTGGACAGAGAACCGCGCTTTGTCCACTGCTGGAATGTTTCACCGCTATTTTGCCAGCCGGTCAATACTGACTTTTCAGCGCCACCAGCCAGAATGTGAGAGAAATCACTGGTGCTGTGCGTAAATGCCAGGTTAACAATCTGCGAACGGTTCCCGAAACCACTGACACTGATACCACGATCCACCAGCGAAGCCTGTGCCATTTCAAACAGGCTCATCATAGCGTAAGGATTCCCACGTTCAACGCGATCATGGCCCAGACGGGCATAAAGCCCCTGACGAATACCGTCGCCCGTAATGTTTCCGTTACCAGCGTAAATATGCGCATTCGTACCTTTGTCGGATGGCGTTGCACCGCGCCCCACTTCAGCAAGAAGCAGGTCTTTTGCCTTTTCAGGCGTGCATTCAACATCCTCAAGGCACTGCATTTTCAGCGTATCATGTTTGCCGCCAAACATGGCGAACAGGTCTTTAATCCCGTTGATGCGGTTCTGCTCCGGTACGGTACTGGTGGTGGAGCCTTTCGGGTTGGTGATCATCCCTTTAAGTGCATTTGGCATATGTTCAAAATCCTCAATTCGTTTTGATTCCAGGCAGGCCATCGCACTGACCGCCGGTAATAATTCGTCTGCAAAACCCTGCGCCACGCATTCGCGACCATCCATCCATGTTTCATCTTCCAGCAGGGAGGCCAGTGCTTCGGCTGATTTACCCGTTTTCCGCGCATAAGCCGGGATAAGTACGTTTTCAACCTTATCCAGCAGTTCGGCATAGTCGCGCATATCGTTAGCGTTCCCGCCTGAGATACCCCACGGCTTGTGGATCATCATCATGGCGTTTTCAGGCATAACAATACGATCGCCAGCCATCGCAATAACCGACGCCATAGACGCCGCCAGACCATCGATCTGCACCGTAATTTTTGCAGGGTGTTTGCTCAGGAGGTTGTAGATAGCGATGCCGTCGAACACATCACCGCCGGGTGAGTGAATATGCAGGCTGATATGGGAGATATCACCCAGGGCTTTAAGGTCTTCAGAGAACTGCTGCGCCGTGATGCCCCAGCCGCCAATCTCTTCGTAAATATTAATCGTTGCGCTGCTGCCATCGCTGGCTGCTTTGATGGTATACCAGCCTTTCATACCCATGCCCCCAGAGTCTGGTGATGCCAGTAGTTCACACTGCTGCGCACAATTTGACCTTTAGTCGGCACGGGCATCTCCGGGTGATTCTTGCGGATGAATGCCTGGTACTCTTCAATTTTCTTCATCGTCTCAGCATCAATATGAACCGTACCGCCCTTATCGTGCTGCTTACTGTTTCGTTCTGCCATCTTCTTACCCTTATCGTGATTGATGGTACATAACCAATAATTGATCACTTAAAGTGGTAAGTAAAATCATTTCTATCAGAAAAATATATTAATCAGGAATGGAGAAAAGAAAGCCGGGTAAACCCCGGCAAAAGAAAAGTAGATAGAGATATAAAATTAAAAAATATGCGTTTAAGTGTTCACCCCTTCACCCTTGCGAATTTAGTAATTAAATTCATATAGTTAAATGGTGAATACTATTCTTTCAGGTGTTCACAAGTGTTCACCCTACCCTTCACCCTTTAGGAGAAAAAATAATCAAAAGGTGAACAGGTGAATACTTGGTGAATACTTAAAAAATAAGTGTCCACCCCTTAACACGCTGTTATAAATAAACTTTTTAACAGGGTGAATACTGGTGAACACTTATTCTATAACTTTACTCTACCCCGCTGTTTTCAGAAGTAACGGAACAGGATGGCATCCAGTCGCCTGAGTCGTCGTGCAGCGTAACGTTTGACCTGATACCGTGCTTGGTTTTCCGCTTTTCGTACTTCTTCCCATACTCGGCCATCGCACCGGGCATATCCGTACCGAACCGCATTAACGATACGGGCTTATTCAGGCCATTGGCCCTCATGTATGCCATGTAGGCGTGATACAGATATTTGCGCGGGCTGAAGGGGACGATCTCAGCGTTACCGATAAACATCCCGTCACATGCCACCGACGCCATCAGGTAGCCGCAGAAGTCCACCAGCGAATCACCCTCACGCTTGATAGCCAGTGCCTCTTCTGATTTCTGCTGCTCGTGCAATAGCCGTTTGGCTTCGTCCTGGCTGGCAAAGCGGGTCAGCAGGTGACGAATGATTACGGCAAGCTCCCCCTCTATCTTCTCGGCCAGCATCGTATCCCGCTCATTTTCTGGCACGACTTCGGTGAAATTGAATATCACCCGGCGGCGCGATATCCCCCCGCTTCGATCACTGAAGGTCATAGCGTTGTTATTGACGGCCAGCACTACCGCCTGAATACGTGTCGAGTATGGAGCCTTGTGTTTGGGGTCTATCGACACCTTATCACCGCCAGTTATGGCCTTAATCCCGGCACCATCGCCAGCATATCTGGTCATGTCCGGCATGATGATCAGCGAGTAGCCAACCACCAGCGCCCTGTCCCTCGCATCCTCCAGCGCTTTCATACTGGCTGATACGGTGTTGGCTTTGCCCGCCAGCATCGTACAGATTTCTGCCATAACACTTTTACCGCTCCCCCCCGGCCCCGTGACTTCAAGGAACAACTGCCAGTCGTAACGGTTAGCGAGCACCATAAACAGCGCAGCCAGTACACGATCGGTCTTTCGGTCATTACTGGCCACGGAACGGCGAAGCCATTTCCAGAAGTTCGGCGCATGAGTCGCCAGAGTCTCGCCCTCCGCTGGTGGGCTAAACGGGAGTTCGCTGGCGATCATCAGCCAGTCGGTCTTATCGTGCTCCCTGAATTGCCCCGTTCGGGTATCAAATACCCCGTTGCTGAAGCCGATAAGATTACGGGCTGTCACACCCATGACCGGGAGGCTCAGTTTCATGGTTTCCACCGATGATTTGATGGCGTTCTGCGAGTAAGACGTCTCGGAATCAATGTAAATCTGAGCCAATACGCGCTGAAGCTCTTTATCCGGCAGCGGATTCCATATGACACCATTGTAGTGGTGAACCATGTCAGAATCGGCATGAACCGCCAGTGCGCCACCATAATGCGCAAGCAATACCTCACCACGCTGGCTGGCCCCCATCTGGTTAAGTGCCAGTGTCGCCCCGCCACGATCTACAACGAAAAGCGGTTGCAGGTCGATACGACTCATTAACGCCGTCCAGTCCTCTTTCTCCCCCTTCTCGTTGATATACTCGGCATTGGTCACGCCAGCCTCTTGCAACTTATTGGCGATCATACTGATGTGGTTTTGCTCAATAAGCCCAGCCTGGTAAACACGAGCAAAGCGACGCCCTTTATCCACAATGCGAAGGTGTGGCAATTCAGCCAATTGAGTATGATCCAGCACTACCGGCGGAACAGCGTCACCTTCTTTACCATGTTCCTTCTGGTAAGCCTCCGCCGCTTTCCATGCTCCCGTTCCGGCAAAGATTATTGCCTCTTCCATCTTGTCGCGAGGCAACATCTTAACGTTTGGCGCTAACTTCAGTTTCATTGAGGAATGCCCCCGCTCATCTGGAATTTGCCTAACAACGGGTGATACCAGTACGCCGATCCATATTTGCGTTTCGCGCTACGCAGAACTAACCGAGCCTCAGCCCTGAATTTCTCTTCTGGTACAACAAAGCCACCAGCTTTTAGCTTCACCATCATCACTCCGGTGTTCTTCGCTAGTTCTTCAGCCTTGTTGGTGGAGATACCGAACTCAGCGGCCAGAGTAGACACTGGTGCCATACCCGGAGGGATTTCTCCCCCCTGGCTATCGACGAGTGACTTAACCTGAGCCTCAAGGTGCAAAATCTTCTCTACCAGCAGATCAACCCGATTAACCAGCTCGTTAATTTTCACATTACTGATCATTGTTTTGCCTCCTGCGATTCAGGGTCTGAAAAAGTAGAAATATCCAGTGAATTTGCCAGTTCGTCAGAAAGGCGTTGAGCCAAACCCGTTAAACTCATTACATGGATACGCTCTTTCTCGCCTCTGATAGTCGCAAGGTAAGCAGCACATGACAGAAGCGCGGCAACCTCTTGCGCCAATAACAGCAAATCTTTATTGCTGCGGTAGGTGTAAAAGTTATCCATTTAGCACCCCCGTTGAGTTCTGCTCGACCATGCTTGCCGCCAGCTGATCCGATACTCGTCTAGCCAGGCTGATAAGGTTTTCTCGCTCAACCTGATCAACTTCGCATTCTTCGACAACCATTAATAAAGCTGCCAGCTCACACGCTATCGACGTGGTTTTATCCGTTAACTCACGCATGGCGCACCTCCTGAATCGCGGCACTGTCGAACTCCCAGCCGCGGCGGGTGGTGTAATCGAAGAACGAAACACGACATGGGGCCTGTGCGCGGATCTTCGCGGCAAAAACAAGCTCCCAACCTGGGAAAGCTGCGCGGGCACAGACTTCAGTGTCTGCGTCAAAACGGATAACTACCGGGGCGCATTCTGGGTAATGCTTAGGGGTTGCCAAGAATAGCCATGTGAATTCGTGGCGAGTTTGGGTATGCTGTAGTTCAGCCATGATCGTTACCTCTGATAACGGTTTGGTTAGACGCCTCGGCACTGCTCGAACAGTCCGGGGCGTTGCTTTTTAAGCCAAAAGTAATTACCCTTGTAATTACACTTAAATGGTAATCAGGGTAATTACACATGTCAATGCAAGAGTTGAAAAAATCTCCGCAGTACCAAATGCGTTTAAGCGAAGAGTTCCGCGCACAACTTGAAGAAGAAATGCGCAAAGATGGTGACTCATCCCTTGCTACATGGATCAAGCGGATATTGCGCAAAGAGCTACAGCAGCGCGGTATCGAGCCAAAAGGCTGATTCCACCCAATATCTGGGTAGTTTTTAGCTGTGTGACCCAACGTCCGCCATTGGCGGATGTATGTTTTAAACACTTCTCCTCGGTTTGAGGAAAAGTCCTTCAGCACTGAGTTGCTATTTTGCAACTCGCTCAGATTTTGACCACCAGCGCTAACCCTGGTATTCTGTGCCTGCTTAAACATTTGATAGTGACATTGGCAGCTTTGCAGAGCTGCCTTTGTTTTATCTGACATACCCCACCCCTTACGCCGCTTTTCGACTCAACTGCCAGGCAGCAACCTCTGAAAGAAGCCAGCCAACAGCGCGGCCCCCCAATTTTCGACGAGCGGGAAACAGCCCCTCCTTTTCCATCATGTACCGTGTAGTACGGCATATTCCGGTAAGCTGTCGGCATTCAGCCTCGCGGATCACTCTTTCTGCTTGCTGCGGTGGTTGTTTAATATTGTTCATAAAAAAATGCTCTCGTTCGCTAAGGTTCGAGAGCATCTTTAATCAAATAAATTGGACAAGCATCATCTTGAAAATGCATGTAAATCCACTTGGAAAAAATTAAATGCAATTATTCTTTAGAGATTTCCCTCTTGAGTTTTTCTAATGATTCATAAGTCATCAATCTGTCTATAAAAGGCCTGATTGTCTGAGCGATAGCAAATTGCTCTTTGTCTCCATCGGGAAATAAAGACACTGCGAGAACGCCGCCAGGTATTGAAACCCCTTTTATATTGGACCACAAATGCAAGTCAATATAAGGCAATACATTATATTCAATTATTTTCTTTCTAATAACTGACCAAGTATTATTAATTTGTATCTCCTCTGCTTCAACCCCTAGCTCATCTCTCCATTTTGGCAAAAGAGCTTTCATATCAGAAATTAATATTTCATCAGGTACCGATAGATCAACGGACAGATAAAGAGCTACACCGTCCATTATCAAGCTCACGGGGTCAGATGCATAAGACACCAGTTTACCGTGATTGGTAATATCTTCCTTTAACAGTTCATTGACTTCCTCATCAGAAATGTTAAATGGTTTACCTTTTCTATCTCCCTTATGGTCAACATCCTTAGAGAAATGCATGACCTCTAATCTTGATAACACACCAATGCCATAACCCGTCGAGAGCCTCTCTTTATTTTTTGCATGGGCTTGATATTTATCAACAAACTCTCTCCCACCTTTAAACTGTTTATAATAGGAATCAGAGGGTTCATTTTCAATCTCTCCAAATGGATCATGGTCGAACAAAGGTAAGTTACACCCATGCTCCAAGAAATATGATGCAAGTTCATCAGCCCAAGTTTTCTCTTTCCATTCCATACGCCAATAAATTTGCCTAAAAAGATCTTTATCTGATAAAGAATTCAGACTTTCATATTTTTTCAAATCGAATTCTTTTGGTAAATCTCGTTTACTTTTTATTCTTTTACTCAT